GTAAAAATACTTATTATGAAGACCCTGAAGAATTTGAAATACAAATAGATTTAACACGAGAAGATATTGACCATTTAATTAAAGCAAAAAGTGCTTTAGCTGATGTAAATAATATGTTAATAACTACCGCTACTGATTTTGATGGAGTAAATGTATGTGAAATTATATTTGGTGACAATACAGGTTTTTCGAATAGAATTACGTACCAACTTAGAGGTAATATTACTAAAGGAGATATTCAAATCCCATTTGATTCAGATATATTTAAAGATATATTAAGTGCCAATAAAGATATGGAGAAAGGTACATTAAAAATATCAGAAGTAGGTATGTTAAAAGCAAATTTCTTAACAGAAGAAACAGAAAGTGAATATTTTATCGCAAGAAACGAATAGGTCATATACGTATAATCGAATATAAATTGTAGCTAGGGCACGATGTTATGTTCAAATAAAATAAACCGAGAGCTTCGGCCTCACAAAAACTAAATGATATGAGTACATTATTCAACGAACAATCAAAGTTCGACTTACTATTCCGTAACCTTTTTAAGGCAGACGGAGTTTTCCAACCAACAACGTTTGAAAACAAGCAACCCCACCCACTAGATATTTATTACGACGATGAAGGACTTCATTTTGAAGTTGCCTGTACTGGTCTAACTAAAAAGGACATCTTATTAGAGATTGATGGTGATCTTTTAAAAATTATCTATGATAAACCAACCGAAGAAGAAAATTATAGTGGTTACATCTATAAAGGATTAGCTAAAAGATCTTTTAACTTAGGTTATAAAGTAGCAGCTAAATTCGAACTTGAGAAATTAGAAGCTGAAATGAAAGATGGTTTGCTCCATTTATTTATTCCAATCGCGGAATCCAAAAAAGCAAAAACAATTAAAATAAAATAAAAGTTTTACCAAAAAGGCGTGTCCTAGCGCAATATTATTCGTATATTCACGATATATTAATATATAAACTAAATAAGTTATGTCCGAACAAAAACGCAGGAAATCAATACAAGTTATTACTGACCCTTTATTAGAACCATTCTTTATTACTAAGGATGAATACAGTTATACTGTAAAACAAAATGTCACATCAGATGCAACGCATTTTAGATCAAAAGGAAATGCAAAAACATATGAAAAATCTTTGTATTATTTTGCTCGTTTTGATCAGGCATTAAATAAAATATGTGATTTAAAATCAGATACTGAAAATTACGATAGTTTAAAAGAGTATATTAACAATTATATAAAAATTAGTACTAACATTAAAAATTACACAGATGGAATTAGAAGCATTGTTTGATGCAGTAATCGTTAAACCAGCCGATGTTGAAGAAACAACTTATGGCTCAATTATTGTACCTGATTTAGGTAAAGATAGAAATGAACATGGAACCGTAGTAGCAGTAGGTCCAGGTCAAAATACTTTAATGGGAACCTTTATCGAAACAACAATACAGGTAGGTGATAAAGTTGTATTACCAACGGTAGGTTTTACTAAATTACAACATTTGGGAGATGAATATTACATTGGCCCTGAAAACCAAATTTTAGCAAAAATTAATAAAAAAGACACAAAAGAAGATGAGTAAACAAGTTACATTAGGCTCAATAGCCAGGGAAAATTTAGTTAAGGGTATTGATATATTAGCTGATGCTGTTGTATCAACATTAGGTCCTAACGGTAGAAATGTTGTTATCGCTAACGATAATGGCGCTCCACAATCAACAAAAGATGGAGTAACAGTTGCTAAATCTATTATCCTAAAAAATCCAGAACAAGAGTTAGGGGTACAATTGGTAAAGCAAGCAGCAATTAAAACAGCAGAAAAAGCAGGTGATGGTACAACAACATCTACTTTATTAGCTCGTGAAATGGTAAAAGCAGGATTAAATGCATTAAATAATGATGAGAATGCTGTTCAAATTAAGAGAGATATTGATGTAGCTGTAAAACAAGTAGTTACTAACCTTAAACTACAAATCTCAGAAGATATTTCAGGTGAAGAACAATTAGAACAAATTGCTACAATTTCAGCAAATAATGACCCAGAAACTGGGAAATTAATTGCTACTGCCATTGATAAAGTAGGTATGGAAGGTGTAGTTCATATCGAAGAATCTCGTACTGGAGAAACATATCTTGAAACAGTTGAAGGAATGCAATTTGATAGAGGTTATAAATCACCTTATTTTGTTACTAATAATAACACTATGACTGCAACTTTAGATAACCCACTTATTTTAATTGCAGATTCAAAAATTACACAAGTAAAAGAATTACTACCAATACTTGAAAGTGTATCATCCCAAGCAAAATCATTGTTGATTATTGCTGAAGATATAGACCAAGAAGCATTAGCAACTCTTATTGTTAATAAAATGAGAGGTACTATGAAAGTATGTGCTGTTAAAGCTCCTGATTTTGGTGATAGACGTAAATTAGTCTTAGAAGATATTGCAGTTACAACTGGTGGTGTTGTTTTTGATAAGCAAAAGGGAATGAAGATGGATAAGTTTAGTTGGGATTGGTTTGGAGAAGCTAGAACTGCAACTATAGATAAAGAAAAAACAACTTTAGTAGATGGAAAAGGAACAGTTGAATCAATTGAAACACGTATTGAAGAACTACAACAACAAATTGACAAAGCAGATTCCCCGTTTGAAATCGAAAAACTCCAAGAAAGACTTGCGAAATTCGTCGGAGGAGTAGCTGTTATTCATGTAGGTGGTAATACTGAAACCGAAATGAAAGAAAAGAAAGATAGAGTTGATGATGCATTACACGCTACTAAAGCTGCTATTGAAGAAGGTATTGTTCCTGGTGGTGGTATGGCTTTACTATACGCCTCTAAAGATATAAAATCATCTTCTACTGGAGCAAGTATTGTAAAAAAAGCATGTAGAAAACCATTTAATCAAATTCTAGTTAATGCCGGATATGATAATACTCAAGCAGAAATCTTATCAGCAAAATTAGTTACCCAAGGTAAAACCTGGGATGGTTATAATATTAAGACTGAAGAGATAGTTGATATGAAAGAAGCAGGTATTATTGATCCAACTAAAGTAGCTAGAGCAGCATTACAAAATGCAGCTTCAGTAGCAGGTACCGTTTTATTAACAGAATGTACGGTGGTAAATGAACCATCAGAGGATACTCCTCAACAACAAGTAGACCCATCAATGATGGGATATTAATTAATAATAAATAAATAAAAATGACAAAACAAGAATTATTCGAGGAAATTGAATTAAATTTCAATACCTTATCAGCAGAACACGTAGGGACAACAAAAGCATCTCAACAACGTGCACGTAAAGCAGCAATGAAAATTAAGAATCTAATTACAGATTATAAAAAAGCATCTGTAGCAGAATCTAAATAATTTAATTGGGGGAGCTTGTCTCCCCCATTTATTTTTCGTATATTATATACATGGAAAAAATAACAAAAGAAGAGTATATTTTAATTGCTCGTAGAGTTCCTCCTGGAGATAAATGGAGATTAGTTGCAAATGAACCCGATGGTCCATTGCATAAAACATTAACTGATACTCTAGAAGCATATATGGTTAAAACCGGATTTAAGGGAGAATATAGATTAGCCCCTTTAAAAAGTGAGTTATATGCTATATCTACAACAGAGGAAGAAGTAAAACCAGAACCAATAAAAACATATTCGATTTATGGCGAATTCGGACAATAGTCTATTAGTAGAAAAGTATAGACCTAAAACATTAAATAATTATGTTGGTAACGAAAATATAAAAAAATCTATATCTTCATACTTAAACCAAAATGATATACAAAATTTTATATTTTATGGTCCTGCAGGAACTGGTAAAACAACCTTAGCAAAGATTATTATTAATACTTTAGATTGTGATCATCTATACATTAATGCTTCTGATGAACGTGGTATTGAAACTATTAGAGATAAAGTTTCTAGTTTTGCATCTGTTGCTTCATTTAAACCACTTAAAGTAGTTATTTTAGACGAAGCAGATTTTCTTACTATTCAAGCTCAAGCCTCACTCAGAAACATAATTGAAACCTTTTCACGTACTACAAGGTTTATTATGACTTGTAATTTTGTAGAACGTATTATTGATCCACTACAATCTAGGTGTCAAGTACTTAAAATTATACCCCCAACTAAAAAAGATGTTGCTAAACATTTAAATTGGATTTGTAATGAAGAATCAATTACACATGAAATAAGTGATTTAGTACCATTAGTTAACCAATATTATCCTGATTTACGTAAATGTATTAATACTATACAATTATCTACACAGGATAGTATATTAAAATTAGATAAATCAATATTAATATCATCTAATTATATAGATAAAATTATTAATGTCTTATCATCTAGAAAATCAGCTAATTCGGCAGATTTTAAAGTAATCCGTCAAATTATTGCTGATGCTAATGTTGATGATTTTGATGAATTATTTAAATCTTTATACAATAAATCAGGTGAATATTTACCTGGTAAAGAAGGTACAGCCACTATTTTAATAAACGAACACCAATATAAAGCAAATTTCCGTATTGACAAGGAAATAAATATAATGTCATTAATTCAAAACTTAATAAATAATAAATAATTAAAACTATGGAACAACCAGTTCAACAACCCAAAATTGATTTATCAAACACTTCAGCATTAAAAAACTTTGATGGTGGAGACACATTTAGACAAGAATTTATTATTCGTAAAGTATCTAGATTTGTTACAGGAACAGATGAAGATGCTATGATGCCTATCCCAGTATTTGTATGTACATCTTCTGGTAAAATTGTAGGTGAAGGATTACCTCCAGAATTAAGAGAAGAATATAAAGATATAACTCTTTAATGAAAAACATCTTTGATTGGTTAAAAGCAATTAATAACACCAAACCCCCAGTTGAGTCTTTTACAGATAAAGACTGGGAAGTTTGGAATAGTTATATGATACATAGATTTTTGTCTATGAATCCTGATTATATAGAAGTTGTAAATTATGTTCAAGATTTTCCACCACAGGAAAAAAGAATGATTTATAATATATATAGAGAATTTATTCCTAAAAATAATAAATGGAGTAAATATATCAAGTCTAAGGTAAAACAACCTAATACGGATCTAGTTAACCATATTAAAGATAATTTTCAATGTTCAAGTAAAGAAGCAAAAGAATATATAACTTTGTTGGATACCCCACAAATTAGTCGTATATTATCAAATAGAGGATTAAATATAAAAGAAATTAAACCATTATTAAAATGAATAAATTAGTAAATATGTTACGTTTATCTGCACAAGCAGATAGAGCAAAAGCACTATTATCACTTGAATTATTAGGTAATAAAGCAGTTGGTATTGGAGATCATTCAACTGGAGACTTTTATAAGAATGCTGAAGAAGCACTTATTATGTTAGTTGATGCCGATGATAGATTAGGAGCATTAGATAAATATTTTGATTCTAAAGGACAAATCAATGGGTAGTATAATATCCAAATATTTTGAAAATGTAGGCCATTTTGGTAATAACGCAAAAGAAATAGAAAAAGTTATGAGTGATAGAGAAATTATGAATGCCAAAAAAGGTATATCAGCAAAATTAGGTGTACAAGTATTTGAAAAAGAGTACCCTGAATTATCTAAGGAATTTAAAAAAATACAAAAAGAAATGTATGAAATGTTTGCTCGTAAACATATGGATTATGGGTTAAATAATATTGCTTTAGGCGGAGATATCGTTAATAACAGCGATGACAAACAATTCTCACTAACTGGGTTATGTATTAGATTAACTGATAAAATATCACGTTTAAAAAATCTATTAATTAATGGTAGATCATTTGTTGAAGGTGAGGGTATGCAGGATACATTTATAGATATTGCCAATTATGGAATAATCGGTCTTTTAGTAGGTCGTGATAAATGGAAAAAATAGTTTGGCGAAAAAACTCCCAAAAATAGTAAAGGAAATAAGAAATAATCCACCTTCACCTGTTAATTATGCATATCAAAAGAATATATCATATTCTCAGATGTCCATATTTAGAGGATGTCCCCATAGGTGGAAACTTCAGTATAAAGATAAAATTAAACGATTTACATCTTCTATACATACTGTTTTTGGGACTGCTGTTCATGAAGCAATGCAACATTATTTAGATGTAGCATATGAAAAATCTTTTGCAGCCGCAGATAGAGATATTAACATGGAAGAATATTTCCAAGAAGCATACATAGGTGAATATCAAAAACAATACAAGTCAAACAAATCAGAACATTTCTCAGATGCATCAGAAATGAGAGAATTTTTTGAAGATGGTGTTGCTATATTAGATTGGTTTAAGAAAAAACGTAGTAGGTATTTTAGTAAAAAGGGTACATATTTAGTAGGTTGTGAAATACCTATTGTAGTAGCACCAAATAAAATGTTAAATAACGTATTATATATGGGATATCTTGATGTTGTCACATATCATGAGGAAACAGAGACGTTTAAAATAATTGACATAAAAACCAGTACTAATGGGTGGAACGACTATGCTAAAAAAGATGAAAATAAACAATTCCAACTATTACTTTATAAACAATATTTCTCAGAACAATATGGGATACCCTTAGATAAGATTGAAATTGAATTTTTTATCCTTAAAAGGAAAGTATTAGATCCTGATGATGAAAAGCTTATGTCCCCTTATCAAGCTTATAGAGTACAACAGTTTACACCACCAAGTGGTAAAATCAAACTATCAAGAGCAAAAAATGCTATTAATAATTTTATCAATGAATGTTTTAATTCAAGTGGAAAAATAAAAGAAGCAGACTATCACAAATCTCCATCTAAATGGAACTGTAATTTCTGTCCTTATAGTAAAGATAAAGAATTATGTGGAGCCGGTGAACATTTTTCGTAGGTTCCCATATATGTATATATAATAAATAACGTTTTAATAAATAGAGATTATGAGTGCAACAAAAAACCAAACACTAACTAGTGTTAAAGTACAAACACCCCTATTCGAGGAATTTAAAATTGAATGTGTAAAGCGTAAATTTTCATTTCAAAAACTTGCAGACCGTGCTCTGTTTTTGTATCTTACAGACGAAGATTTCCGTAAAAAAATTACTAATCAAATTAATCTCGAAATAAAGGACTATGAGTAAGAAATTTAAATACATCCCTAAGGATAAAAGAAAAAAAATACTTTTAATTTGTGATGATATTAGAGTACATTCTGGAGTAGCCACGGTTGCTAAAGAAATTGTAGTTCACACATCAAATCATTTTAATTGGAGTCAAATAGCAGGTGCTATAAAACACCCAGAAAAGGGTAAAGTACTTGATTTATCTAGTGAAACCAATAAAATGGCCGGAATTGATGATACTTATGTTAAATTATTCCCAGTAGATGGTTATGGTAATGAACAAATTTTAAGGGATATTATCAAGGTTGAAAAACCAGATGCTATAATGTTATTTACAGACCCAAGGTATTTTGATTTTGTCTTTAGAATGGAAGCTGAAATTAGAAAAACATGCCCCATTATTTATCTTAACATTTGGGATGATTTACCAGCCCCAATGTATAATAGTGCTTTTTATGAAGCTTGTGATCTTTTATTAGGTATTTCAAAACAAACTGTAAACATTAATAAGTTAGTTTTAAAAGATAAAGAAAAAAATAGATTATTTAGGTATTTACCTCATGGTAAAAATGAAAATATATACTATCCCTTAACACAAGAAGAAAAATCAACTAAAGAATTTAAAGATTTTAAAAAGAGTTTATTCAAAAATAAAACCCCTAAATTTATTTCTTTCTTTAACTCTCGAAACATTAGAAGAAAACAAATTCCTGATACCCTATTGGCATTTAGAGAATTTTTATATTCTCTTCCTAAAGAAGAAGCTAAAGACTGTTATCTAGTATTACATACCGAAGCAGTAACTGATCATGGTACTGATTTATATAAAGTAAGAGAATTTTTGTTTGGTGAAGATTTTGAGGACCAAATTATATTCTCCCATCAAAAATATGATGATAAAGTATTAAATTGGTTATATAATATAGCAGATATCCAAATTCTAATTACTTCTAATGAAGGATGGGGATTAACATTAACAGAAGCTATACTATCAGGAACACCTATTATTGCTAACACAACAGGTGGAATGCAAGATCAAATGAGATTTGTGGATAATAACGGAGAATGGTTTACACCTGATGCTAATGTTCCTTCAAACCATAGAGGCACTTATAAAGAACATGGTGAATGGGCTTTTCCAGTATATCCAGCTTCAAGATCAATTCAAGGTTCTCCTCCAACTCCTTATATATTTGACGATAGATGTAAGTGGGAAGATGTTACTGAAAGATTAAAAGAGGTATATTCTATAGATAAGGATGAACTTAAAGCCCGAGGATTAAAAGGTAGAGAATGGGCTATAGGAAATGAAGCAGGTTTTACTTCAGGACATCAAGCTGAAAGATTTGTAAGTGCTGTTAATGAATTATTTGATACTTGGGTACCAAGAGAAAAATATGAAATAGTAAATGCTAATGAATATAAAGGAAAATTTTTAAACCATAAAATAATTTATTAATGAGTAAACCAAATTTTGTAATAAGCTGCCCTTTTGATACTTATAGTGGTTATGGAGCGCGCTCAAGAGATATAGTAAAAGCTATAATACAATCAGATAAGTATAATGTAAAATTACTACCCCAAAGATGGGGGTCAACATCCTGGGGATTTTGTGAATCACACCCAGAATGGGAATTTTTAAATGATTTAAAAATATTAAAAGTAGAATCCAAACCTGACATTTGGATGCAGATAACTATCCCAAATGAATTTCAAGCTGTTGGTAAGTATAATATTGGATGTACCGCAGGAATTGAAGCTGATTTATGTAAACCCGAATGGGTTGAAGGATTAAACAGAATGGATAGAAATTTTGTTTCCTCAAAGTTTACAAAAGCAATGTTTGAGTCACAGTCTTTTGAAAAAAAATCAAGACAAACAAACCAAGTTATAGGGAATGTTAAATTAGAAAAACCTATGGATGTTGTTTTTGAAGGTGTAAATCTAGATATTTATAAACCCTTAAAAAATAGCGAATTAAATACCTTTGATTTTACAAATATTAAAGAGTCATTTTGTTATCTATTTGTAGGACACTGGATGAAGGCAGATTTTGGACATGATAGAAAAAATGTTAGTTTGTTAGTAAAAGCATTTTATGAAACGTTTAAAAATAAGAAAAAACAACCTGCATTAATATTAAAATCCTCTACAGGTATAGCAGGTTATATGAGTAGAGATGAGATCTTAGATAAAATCAAACATATCAAAAAATCGGTGGATGGTAAAAAATTACCTAATGTCTATGTATTAAATGGAGAATTTACAGATTCAGAGATGAATGAGTTGTATAATAATCCTAAAGTAAAAGCCATGGTTAGTTTAACTAAGGGAGAGGGATTTGGTAGACCATTGTTAGAATTTACAACTTCTGGAAAACCTGTTTTAGCTTCTGGTTGGTCAGGTCATACTGATTTTCTACATAAAGAATTTTCAACACTTATTCCTGGACAACTTGAATTAGTTCACCCATCAGCTGCTAATAATTGGTTAGTCCCAGAAGCTAAATGGTTTAAACCAGATACTAGATATATTGGTGGTATGTTTAAAGATATATTTGAAAAATACAAAGACTTTTTAAATAATAGTAAAAGACAAAGATATTATACTGAACAAAATTATAGTTGGAATCATATGGAAAAATTAGTTAATCAAATTTTAGATGACAATATACCAGAATTCCCTAAAAAAATGGAGTTAAAACTCCCAGAACTAAATATACCTAAATTATGAAACACGACTCATTAAAAATATGCACCCGATGTGGTTCAGATGCTTGTTATACTCAAGAAGTAACTAAAGACATTAATATTGAAATGTGTTATGGGTGTGGTTTCCAAAGTAATAGTATTATTAAAAAAGGAAACGACTTCTTTAACCAACAATTTGAAAACCTCCCTGAATTGTATAAAGAATTAATGGATGAAGAAGAAGAAACAGGTAAAGTATGGATGCCCACTATTATCAATTTAAAAGATAAAGGTATGGTTTTTGCTGATGGGACAGGTAGAGATAATTGGAGATGGGCTGCTGTTAAGGCAATACCAGTACTTGAAGAAGAATTAGAAAAATATAAGGGAGAAAAACATAGAGCTGATATGTCTACTATAAAACATTACCAAGAACGTGAATTTATAGAAGCACTTTCGTATATTGGAGTATTACCAGAATAAGATATGAAAATACTAGTTACAGGGGGAGTTGGTTTTATAGGTACAGCTTTAATTAAAAAGTTACTAAATGAGGGATATAATGTTCATTCATTAGATAACTATGAAGTTGGGTTAAAAGAAAATGAAGTTGAGGGTTGTAATTACCATGTAGGGGATATTGAGAATATTCACCTTATGGATAAAGACTTTGACTTAATATTTCATTTAGCTGCATTATCTAGAATTCAACCCTCATTTAACAACCCAACAGAAACCTTTAGAGTTAATACTATTGGTACTCAAGATGTATGTGAATTCGCTAGATTATCGGGAGCTAAAGTTATATATGCTGGTTCCTCTTCTAGGTGGCATAACCCATACCAATCACCTTATGCCGCGTGTAAACACATGGGAGAAGAAGCATGTAAAATGTATAAAAAAACCTATGGAATTAATATTGAAATAGTTAGATTCTATAATGTATATGGACCAGGTGAAATATTAGATGGAGATTGGGCTGCTGTAGTAGGTAAATGGAGACGTCAAGTTAAAAATGGTGAACCTATTACTATTGTTGGTGATGGAGAGCAACGAAGAGATTTTACATATATAGATGACATAATAGAAGGGTTATGGAAGATTGGAGTTAAGGATATTAAACATGAAGATGCTTGGGAATTAGGAACGGGTATGAATTATTCTATTAATGAAGTGTATAATTGGTTTAAAGAAAAATTTGGAGTTGAATCCATTACAATACCAGACCAATCTGGTAATTATAGAGAAACTATTCGTGAAAATGATGACAGTTTAAGCAAATTAAATTGGAAACCAACTGATCAATTAAAAAATTATATATTAAATTTATGAAAATAAGTTATGCCATAACAGTATGTGATGAATTTCTTGAAATACAGAAACTTCTTTCATTATTATTAAACAATAAAAGACAACAAGATGAAATTGTAGTGTTAGTTGATTTAAGTAAAAATGAACCTACATCTGAGTTATTAAACTACCTCCATGAATTAAGTTCTGAAGATTATATCAAATTAATTGAAGATAATTTTAAGGGACATTTTGCTGATTGGAAAAATTTATTAACTAAATCATGCAATGGGGATTATATATTTCAAATAGATGCAGATGAAACCCCACATAAAGTATTATTAGGCTATCTTCCAGAAATATTAGGAAATAACCCAGATAATGAAGTATATTTAGTCCCTAGAGTAAATACAGTAGAAGGATTAACACCAGAACATATTAATAAATGGAGATGGGAGGTTAACTCAAAAGGGTGGGTTAACTATCCAGACAATCAATGGAGAATTTGGAAAAACAAACCAGAAATTAAATGGGTTAATAAAGTACATGAAAAATTAGAGGGGTTTAAAACTTATGCCTCTATTCCTCCTACTGAACAATTATCTCTTTATCATCCGAAAACAATTGATCGTCAAGAAAAACAAAATAATTATTATAGTACGTTATGAAGATATTATATGTAACCAATTATAATAGTATTGCCAGAGCAAGTGGTGGGTTTATAAATGACTACCAAAATGATTTAGTGTTTTATGGGTTAAGAGAGTTATATGGGGATGATGTAGTTGATTCTACACAAATAATCTCTCTTTATAAAGAATATGAAAATAAAATAAACCCAAGGCATCTTTGGGGTGGAATGACTACTTTCTGGCTTATAGGAGAAAATAATATTGATAGAACTAATATTGAACAAAAAATTAAGGATAATTATTATGATTTAATTATTTATGGTGCTATCCAACGTTGTAAAGACTATTATGAATTAGTTTCACAACATTATTCTGATGATAAAATAATATTGATCGATGGTAATGATGAAACCAATTTAGATCCTCTATATAAAAAACACTTATATTTTAAACGTGAATTAATAAAAGAACACCCAAATCTAATTCCAATTACATTCGCAATACCAACATCTAAATTATCAAAACCTACTAAAAATAAATCACAAAATTATGCTACATGCATACCAGGCCAACCTGAAACTTATATTTTCAAATCAGAACAACCTTACTACGAAGACTATCAAAAGTCATATTATGGAGTTACTATGAAAAAAGCAGGTTGGGATTGTATGAGGCATTACGAAATATTAGGTAATTATTGTATGCCTTATTTTACAGATTTAGAAGATTGCCCTAAAGATACTTTATCTCAATTCCCTAAAAAATTACTATTAGAAGCTAAGGAATTAGCTAACAATTTTGATAAACAAAAATATTATATTATATTAGACAAAGTTTTTGAACACACAAAACAACATTTAACTACTAAAAGTTTAGCTGAATATGTTATTAAAAAAAGTTATAAATAAATCTTATTATGGTACCAGTAATTATATTGGTAACTCAAATGATCTTATAAAATTAGAACAACTTATTTTATACAATTTAAAAGTATTAAAAGAGTATAAAGGTATTATAGTAGCTACTAATTATAAAGACTTAGGTTTAGCCATTAAAAATGCAGAAATATGGTTAAGGCATTTTCCTGATTGTCATATTATTAATTTGAAAGAAAATAGGGGACATAATTTTGGAACAGCAGATTTAGATAATGCCTTATTTGATTATTGTAAACAAAATAATATAGAATGGTTATGTAAATCCTCAGGTGATATTATTCTAGAAACAGGAGTTCTTAATAATGAAATTGAAGAGAGTGATTTTTATTACTTGAATGGGGTTGGTTATGGTGGAATGGTAAAATATGATTTTGATTTGGATAGAATTATTAAAGAAGATTTCTACCCACAAACTAATTTATATTTTATAAATGTATCTAAAACTGATTATCTAAATGATAAGGATTATATTAATAAAACATATGATACTATTAAAGATGATTTTGAATATAATGGTAAAATTTGGGAGTATTTTAGTGGTTGGAGTTGTGAGGATTTCTTAAAAAATTGTATCATTAGAAATAACCTTTCCACGTGTCATTTGGTTTCTCCAAAAAATTATCGTATATTATTGGAATATATAAAGGATTCTCAAATCCATGATTGTAGTCATAAAAACATAATGATTGAGAATATTTGTCATTTACACAATGGTGTTAACATAATAAAACTTTAAAATTAAATATGAAACAAACAAAGAAAATTTGGTATGCTCCTTATAAATTTGAAGCATACGGGCAAGAAGAAATTGATGCCGTTGTAGAATCACTAAAGAGTGGTTGGTTAGGAGGACAAGGTCCTAAATCTATAGAATTTGAAGAAAAAATAGCTAAAAGGTTTGGTAAAAAATATGGTGTATTTGTTAATTCAGGTTCATCAGCTTGTTTATTAGCTATAGCTGCCTTAGATTTACCTAAAGGAACAAAAATCATAACTCCATCATGTACGTTTGCTACAACCTTAGCACCTATTATTCAACTAGGGTATGTACCTGTATTTGTTGACGTTGATTTAACCACATATTGTGCCAATTTTGACCAAATTATGGACAAAATCACAGACGATACATCAGCACTTATGTTACCTAATTTAATTGGTAATAAACCAGATTGGCCTAGAATAAAAAAGGCATTAATTGATATGGGTCGTGAAGATATATATTTAATTGAAGATTCAGCTGATACCTTAACTAAAACACCTGAAACCGATGTTGCAACTACTAGTTTTTATGCTTCTCATGTTATAACAGCAGGTGGAGTAGGTGGTATGGTAATGTATAATGATAAAAAACACGTAACTAAATGTTTACAATATCGTGATTGGGGTCGTTTAGGTGATGATTCAGAAATAGTAGCAGATAGATTTAACCATGTTGTAGATGGTATTCCTTATGATCATAAATTTTTATATAGTGTATTAGGATATCATATGAAAGCTAGTGAAATGAATGCTGCCTTTGGAATAGTACAATTAGAAAGATTTAAAACAAATGCTGGAATTAGAAGAGCTAATTTTGAACGTTATTTGGAAAATTTAAAAGATGTAAAAGAATTAACTTTGCCTGATGATAGCTTACAACCAAATTGGTTAGCAATACCATTACAAACTGAAGATAGATTTGCTTTATTATCATTTTTAGAAGAAAACAATATTCAAACTCGAGTAACATTTGCTGGTAACGTAACAAGACATCCTGTTTATCGTGAATACTTAGAAGATTTTGAAAATGCAGATTTGATTATGAAAAATGGATTTTTATTAGGGGCACACCATGGTATGACAATTGAAGACGTAGATATTGTTTGTGATAAAATTAAAGAATTTTTTAATAAGTAGATGAAAATAGTTATATTAGGGGATGGTTTATTAGGAACAGAATTAGCAAAACAAACTAATTGGGATATTATTAGTAGAAATTCTCATGGTCTTAATTTTAAAGATATATCATCTTGGTATCAATATCTAGTTAAATATGATGTAATTATTAATTGTATAGCTAATACTGATTCATATTCTATAGATAAAACCCACCACTGGGATATAAATTATAAATCAGTAGTAAGACTATGTAATTGGTGTAATGAATACAATAAAAAATTAGTACACATTTCTACTGAGTTTGTTTATGCTAATAATGAAAAATTACCTACCGAAGAAGATATACCCTCTCCTGATCATACTTGGTATGCTTATACTAAATTATTAGCAGATGAATACATCCAATTATGTAATAGTAACTATTTAATTTGTAGAGAATTACATAAACCCAATCCTTTTTCTTATGATAGGGTTTGGAAAGTCCAAACATCAGGGGATACTGTTGATAAAATATCCAATTTAATAATAAAATTGGTAAATAAAAATGCTAGTGGGGTTTTTAATGTTGGAACTGGGGATAAATGGTTAAAAGAACTTGCCCCAAAAACAAGTAAAGAAATCCCACCCCCATTCAAAACCCCAACTGATACTAGAATGGATTTAACTAAATTAAATAAATTTTTAAATGAGAATAATATATAGAATATCAGATGTAGGTTATAATAAAGTAAAACCTGATTACATCAACAATGAAAATTGTTTAGCAAATGCTACTAAAGAATTTGACGATTCTATTTGGAGTGTTATAGCAGATAATGTATCTTCAGATACTAATGATATGATTCAAAAGTACGTAACACGTAATTGTATTTTATATGCTGAAAAAGGAAATGGTGCCGCAACTTTTAATATGGCTTTAGATGAAGCTCTAACTTATGATGATGAAGAAATAATATATTTTATAGAAAATGATTACGTACATAAACCAGGATCTCAGAAAATATTAGAAGAAGGATTTAAACTTGGAGCATCCTTTGTAGCATTATATGACCACCCAGATAAGTATATTACACCAGAAGATGGTGGTAATCCTTACTGTCAAGGTGGAGCTGAAGATACAAGAGTATATTTAACTGATTCTTGCCATTGGAAGATAACTAATAGTACTACTATGACTTTTGCTGCTAAAGTAAAAACACTTAAAATAGTAGAATCAACACTTAGAGCATATACTACAGGTACCTATCCACAAGATTTTAAAATGTTTTTAGACTTAAGAAAACAAGGACATTTATTAGTAACACCATTACCTGGTTATTCTACACATGGGGAAACTGCATGGTTAACCCCTTTAACTGATTGGGAAAAACATATAAAATGATAACAGTAGTAATTACAACTTATAAAGAACCTAAGGCATTAGACATTTGTTTACAATCTGCTATTGAAGGGCAACTATATGATAATCAAATTATTGTAGTAGTAGATGGTTATTATGATTTAAATAAAGAGGTATTAGACAAATATAAAGAAAAAATTAATATACTTAATTTAGAAGATAACTTAGGTATGATAAGGGCTATGAATTTAGGTCATTATAATGCCCAATATGATTTAGTATTCCATGTTCAAGATGACAATGTATTCCCTTATAATTGGGATAAAAAATTACTAGAACATTATGAAGAGGGGTCAGTTTTAACCCCTAATCAAGTTGAACCTAACCCTAGTATGTTTCCTCAATTTAATATAAAGAATTTAGGAACAGACTTAGATAACTTTGATTTATCTTTATTCTGGGAACATGATAAGACAATATCAGAAAATAAATATGATGAATGCGGATCTACATTTCCATTTTTAATATCCAAATCTGATTACTTAAAAATAGGAGGGTTTGATGAATCATATCCTGGACCTTGGGTTGTTGATTGGGAGTTTTTTATGAAATGTCAAATGAATGGAATGAAAATGATTAGAACTTATAATTGTCATTTTTACCATTTTGTATCATTAGGAACTAAATCCCCAGAACAATTAGAAGAAGCAAAACATAAAGAAGGTTTATGCCATAAATTTGCCTCATATAAATGGGGTTCGTATATTAAACATAACCCACAAAACAATATAAAATATATTTAATGGAACAAATAATAGGATTTACAGCTGGTAACTTTGATTTAATACATCCTGGTTATATTTACACATTTGAAGAAGCAAAACGTCATTGTGATTACTTTATGGTATTTTTACAACGTGACCCTTCTGAAACTAGGTTTACTAAATACAAACCCGTTATTCCTTTATATGAAAGGTATAAAACATTAATGGCTATAAAATATGTAGATGAAGTAGTGACATATCAAACTGAAGATGAGTTAATAAAATTAATAGAGTTTTATAACCCACATATCAGAATATTAGGTGACGATTATATAGGTAAAAGATTTACAGGTGATTATTTATCCCCAGAAATTATTTATACCACTAGATCTCATGGTTGGTCAACAACTAAACTAAAAAATATGATTACAAAACAAACAGTACTACAAAACCCAGACGTTATAAATGAAAAAGATTAGTGACCATAGAGGATTATTTTTTTTAGATAATGAGGTTGACTATGATCAAATATTTATAGCAACTAATGAAGCAAGACATACCTTTAGAGGTATGCATTTTCAATCTAATCCCTATCAAGTTAAATATTTAACGGTTATACAAGGTGAAGTTTTAGACTTTTTATATAATCTTAAAACTGGAGAAGTAAAAGAATACCAACTAAATCATAATAGTGATACTCTTGCTATAACTGAAGAATATGCTCATGGTTATTTAACATTAGTACCTAATACTATTATATATTATGGTGTAATAGGAAAATACAATCCTAAAACATATAAAAGTATTGTATGGGAAACAATTCCAGAGATAAATGCAAGAATAAAGCAAGTTGTAAATAATATTGATAAAATAACAATTTCAGAAAAAGATAAATTAGGAAAATGAGAATAATTGTAACAGGTGCATGTGGTTTTATTGGTTCACATTTTGTAAACTTAATTGGTAAAATAGACCCAACAATAGAAATAGTAGTAGTAGATAAATTGACTTACGCTTCAAATGTTAATAATTTAAAGGTCCCGGTCAAATTTATCAAAAAGGACATTTGCGACATAACCCATGAGGATTTAGGTGTATACGATTATATAGTTAATTTTGCCGCTGAAAGCCATGTAGATAATTCGATTAAGGATGGTAAACCCTTTGTAAGAACAAATGTAGAGGGTACTTTTAATTTACTAGAAGTAGCAAGGAAAAACCCAAAATTAAAAAAATTTATTCAAATATCCACTGATGAGGTTTATGGTGATATGGATGAATATGGGGAGGGAACATTAGCTGATGAATCATTTAATTTAATTGGATCATCCTATTATTCAGCAACAAAGGCGTCATCTGATTTATTAGTACAAGCAGCAGGTAGAACATATGGGTTACCATATTTAATTACCCGTACTTGTAATAATTATGGAGAAAACCAACACCAAGAAAAATTATTACCTACAATAATAGATTGTATTAAAAATAACCTTAAAATCCCAATTTATGGTGATGGTAAAAATATTAGAGAATGGATACATGCTGATGACAATTCACAATTTATATGGGATCTAATCCAGTCAGATAAAACAGGTGTGTATAATATAGGATCAGGTGAAAGATATACCAATTTACAAATAATTGAAATCATAGAAAGAATACTTGGATATCAATTAGATTTAAAGTTTGTTCAAGATAGAAAAGGACATGATCGAGCTTATGGGTTAGCCACAACTTTAATACCAAAACACAATTTAAAAGAATATTTAAAAAATACTTTATGCAAATAGGAATTATAGGCCAGGGGTTTGTTGGTAATGCTGTTTATCAAAAATTTAAAGAATATTATAATGTTTCTACTTATGATTTAGATGATAAAAAATGCAATTCATCAAAAAATTCTATCTATGGTTGTGATATTATTTTCTTATGTCTCCCAACACCAATGAATAAAGATGGATCTTGTCATACTGATATTGTAAAGGGAGAGTTAATGAATCTTAATATTTTTACTGAAGGGAAAATAATAATAATTAAATCAACAATACCACCTGGGACAACAAAGGAATGGAACGATCATTTTAATAATTTAAGTATTGTATTTAATCCTGAATTTTTAACTGAAGCAAATGCTGTTAAAGACTACGAAAACCAAACCCGTGTTATATTAGGTGGGCCTAGAAAATCAACTACTAAATTAAAACCAATATTTAAAAAAGCATTTCCTAATGCAGATATAATCAAAACCGATTCAACTTATGCCGAAATGGTTAAATATACTACTAATTCTTTTTTAGCAACTAAAGTATCATTTGCAAATGAAATGTATCAAATATGTGAAGGGTTAGATGTCGATTATGACAAGGTAATTGAATATGCTACATATGATGACAGGTTAGGTAAATCACATTGGTCAGTACCAGGCCCAGATGGTGATTTTGGTTATGGAGGTCATTGTTTCCCTAAAGATGTTCAAGCATTAATATCGGTTGCTGAAAATTTAGGTATATTTCCTGAAATGTTAATTAGTACTAATGAAAAAAATAATGAAATACGTAAAAATAAGGATTGGGAAAAAATGAAAGGAAGAGCAGTAATATAGTTGGTTATTTAACCATCCTTTCATATATTTATATGTTAGTAATAATAAAGTAATAAAATAGTAATGAATACATCAGATCAAACAAACGGAAATACTCAATTGAATTCCGAAAGAAACAAACTTAACAGTAGAGTTAGTAAACTTAGTATGTTAAGTAAATCTAAAAAAGTACAATGGGATGGAATGAGAAGACATCGTACTATTTAAAAATATTAAAAATAAAATATGAATATAACAATGATTCCTTGTATTAAGTGCAAAAAAGACATGCCTGAGCTAAGATTAACCCAATACGGATATAAAGTATGTGTTAACTGTTCTAGTGTAAGCACTAAACGGGGTATCCCTGTAACTAAAGGTTCAGGTGATCATACTTGGACCGAAACAGTAATAGTAGAAGAAGATCAATATGAATCATTTGTAAATGCCACTAATAAAGAAAGAGGTAGTAGTGATAGTGTTGTAACTTTTAAATTAGATTAATGCCAGCAGCAAAACCACTTTCTAAAGCACAAATAGTAGCATCCCAAGCTAAGACTCAGTCTAATATGGCTGCTGCTAGGTATTTACACGTTTCATATCAACATTATAAAAGATATGCTAAATTGTATAAACTATTTGCTGGGCATAAAAATCAAAGTGGTAAAGGTATACCTAAGTTTTTAAACAATGGTAAGAAATTTCCTGCTATGGTTGAAATTATTGAAGGTAGAATAGCTGCCTCATCTTTTGACCCTAACAAATTAAAATATGCTTTAATAGAACAAGGACATATGGTTGAGGAATGTACCGTATGTAAATTTAATGAACGTAGGGTATTAGATTATAGGATTCCATTATTATTACATTTTAAAGATAAAAATAGCAATAACTATAGTTTAGATAATGTACAGTTACTTTGTTATAATCATTATTTTCTTACTGTGGGGGATGTATTTAATGCTAAAGAGGAAAAACAAATTGAAACACAACAGGAACATAATGGTACAACTGAACAGGTTAATTGGGAAGTAGATGATTATCATTTACAACGTTTAAAAGAATTGGGTTTAGATGGGGATGATGATGATGTGGATCAATATATAAGTAGAGTATAAATGAAAAAAATAAAGTCATTAGATAAAAAACATCATAAAATTACTAAGGATTATGATAAACAGAAGGAGCGACATTTAGAAAAACTTGCCACAAAAAGTTTGGCTGCTGACGAAAAATTTCGTAAATTACAGGATAAGAAAATGAAAGGCAACTTTCTCAAAAACTTCTAATTATGAAATTATTAATCGCTTTACACATTGTAGTAGCTACTGTTTATAATGCAGTACCATCTCAAACAGATTCAACCCCTTTAATTACAGCCTCTAATAAACATATAGATGCTAATAATCCTGGTAAACATAGATGGATTGCAGTATCTAGAGATTTAGAAAAACTAGGATTTACTTTTGGAGTAGAGGTATGTGTTGAAAACGCAGGTACTATGAATGGTATATGGGTTGTTGAAGATAGGATGAATAAAAGATTTACTAACAAGATAGATTTTTTAGTAGATAATGAAATTGTATTAGGTAAATGGGAAGGAGTAATTATATCTCTTAACTCAACAAGACAATAAAATGAAGTCACCTACTTTAACTCTGTTTAATAATATGTCTGATGAAGATTTTATAGCAGTACATAATGCAGGTCAATTAAAAAACTTATGTCTTGCTTTATCTTTAGATTTAGAAATATTTTCTCCACCCAAAGACTTATTAAACTAAATTAGGATACCACAGCAATTTTTTGTATATTCACGTATAAAATAAAGGTTATGCTATACGAATTTAAAAACTACAATAAACATGGTAATATTAGAACAAGAGTAATACCTTGGCCTAATGGTAAAGCATTTGGAATTAATCCAAATGGTTTAGGAGGCTATATTGGTGTTAAAATATTCAAATATGAATATAAACATGAACTCAACCCACCAAGTTTAATGAATTTAAAAGGTAAAAAATACATAATGCCTGGTTGGATAGAAGTATTACCTGAAACTGAATTAAATGATATAAAATGGATTAAACCTAAAGTTAAACGTGCTGAAACATTTGAACATAAATTCAAATCATCTAGCAATGACAGGGTTTATACCACGAAAGAACACGTATCTGTAGATGGTACACGCAAATACAGCTGTAATTGTCCTGGTACATGGAGAGCAAAAGACAGACGCTGTAAACACATTAAAAGCATTGAAAAGTAATGCGCGAAAAATTTGGCTACCCAGGATATCTTTCGTATCTTCACGTGTTCGAATGAGTCGAACGATTAATTAATTTAAAAATAAAGGTTTATGTTTTATCAAATTACAAATGTTAAGAAAAAAAGAAACAACAATGTTAGAGTTGCATCAATGGGTGCTTTAATTAAAGAAATTAAAAAACAAGGTTGGCAAATAGGAGATTGTAAGATTACTGAATTAGCTAGTGAGTTAGTTTCAACTAAATACAATTCCCCAGACGGTAAAAATACAATTTAATTAATTAAAAAATAAAGGTAATGGTTATAGCAATTAACAAACAAGAAGTAAAGTATATTAAAAAACATTTTCTTACTGAAAAGCAAAGAAAATCTAGATCAATAAAACAAGCTGAGCAAGTTGGTAATACTTTTATTGATTTTATAGGTTTAGATGGAAAAACTTATAAATTAATATATAGAACTCCTACAAAAACCTATACTAATTATGTAGACTTTAAAGAAATATATAATACAGGTATAATGCATAAAGGGAATAATGTAAGGGTACAAGATAAATATAATAAAGTTAACCATGCAGAGAATAATTTAATTAAAAAAATAGATAAAAACCTATAATATGAGTAGAGGTAGACCAAAAGAGCAAGAAGCAATACCGTGGCAGAAGTTTACACAGGAAATGTTAGAAGTACCTTCAAAACCTGAATTAGGTAGTAAATCAGTTTGGCATTTTGATAGAAGTAAATTTGATCGTGGTCCATATAAAACAGAATACTTCCCAGCTAAAGGTGAACGTCAACTTAAATTTAAACCTGAGAAGGGTAAAGCCTATGGTAAACAACCTGTAGTATTAGTGTTTAAAACATCAAATCGTTCTAATGCTAAAACTAAAATAAAAATATTTAGAAATGAAAATATTGACTATATACTAACAACCGATAAATTAGTTGGTATTCCATCTACAGCTGAAATAATAGATATTGGAGA